GGGGGTCAACGTTCAATGAAGAGCGTTCCCATCTCGACTCGGTCCTGAGCGTTCCAGGCCTCGTAGCCGAAAAAAGCTCCGAAACCAACGGCGGTCAGGGCGAGAACGAGGATGAAGAATGTAGTCATTATAGTTTCCTTTCTGTCATCATAGCCGCTGTAAATAAAACCCTACCACTAGGGTAGGGCAGTAGAAGGGTCAGTGAGCAGGTTCGAGCGCTTTATTCAAACGCCCCCACACCCTGACAATGCGACGAGTCAGGGCAAAGCGGTCATGAGCGTTCAGAGCCTTACGGATCGTCTCCCACGCAGAAACGACATAGATCATGCCGTTCAACGAGGCGGCGATTTCGTAGAGGTCTCTTTCGGCCAGGGCTCGCTCTGCCGAGTCAAGCAGGACGTCAAGAGCGGAAGCGATCCGATGATGGTGCTCGGTCCATTTTTCCATTTCATTTTCCTTTCTGTCGTTATACCACTAGTAAAAAAAACCTAGCACTTGGCTAGGTTGAGAGGGGTCTAACGCGAAGTCATGATGTGAACCTCTTGCCGGCATTCAGCCATGTCCTCTTCGTACTGGGCCAACAGCTCGTCAGGCACCTCGTCCGCGCCCGACTTAAGATATTCTCGAGCCTTTCGGGCGAGTCGGCGTGCCTTGTTAGCCATGGTCCAGTGAGTGAGAGCAGTGACGCTGCGGCAAAGTGCCAGATCAAACTCAGTCATTATGGTTCCTTTCTGTCACTATAGGCTCTGTTATTCAGTTGTGCTTGTTGCAGATAGGGAGGCCGGCCACCTCATCTGCTATCTTTTTCGCCAACCCGTTGCCGCCCAGCGCAAAATATGGCGTGTACAGATATTCCATGAAGCCCTTGTATTCGTCCTTGGTGAGCCAGCCACGTTCGATGTACCCCATACCGATATGCGATATACGGTCATACGCCAACCCGAGAAGCAGGTTGGTACGCGCGTCCTTCTCGGTATCTTTCTTGGTCACATACCCCCAAAAACCAGCCGACGCGGCCAGAGCGCAGACAAGAGCGGTCACCACTTGAGTAATTCCCGCGACGATCGGTCCAAACATGCCCTCCATGTCACGGCATCCCTATCAGAAAGTACGGTCGAACATAAACGGTCGTGTTGTCGATATACCATGCATCGGGTGTACCCGACCGGGAGACCCCACAGGCAACAGTGTTGGATTTGAGGTTCCGCAACCAGAATGGCTGGTTACTGGCGCGCTTCCAAGGGGCGAGGCGGAATAGGTCAAACTGCACCTCATTGAAACCGGCCTCGTGAGGGTTCTGCTGGCCATTCCAGGACCGTCCGAAGATCTGTGTTTCGGTAGGAAGGCCGAAATGCTGCACAACTAGCTCACTCGATGTGATGTTCGCGCCCGTGAGCCCAGAAGACCAGCGCTCAGATATGCTGGGGACGTATGGGTCGAAGCCGCTGGCGCTCCATGCAGGCATGGCGTTGGTCCAGTCGGTCCTCGTCCAGACCCCCAGCCGCGAGCCTTTATAACCACCCAAAAGATTGTCATTGAGGCTGTACTGCGACTTGAACGCCACTTTCTCGGGCATGATGACCACATGGTGAAAGTCTGGCGTACAGCAATCTGTCGCGACGACCACGTAGTTGAAATCGCCGAGCTGCCAATAACTACCCACGCCGACGGTAGCGAACGCCCCGCTGTGAATATCGTTGTACTGGTCGGTGGTGATGCGTGCTCCGAGGCTGTTGTTACGAAGCCCACCTTTCGCCTGCGTCTTTTCGAGGATCTCCACCCTCGGGACCAGTGCGGCGGCTTTGGCCGCGTTGGTCTCGGCAGTCGTCAATCGCGTTTCGTACTTCTGCGACTGCTCGAGAGCAGTCTTGGCCTTATCGGCCACGCCTTCAGCGGTCTGGCGGGCAGACGTAGCGTCCGCAGCCGCCTGCTGACTGTTCGTCAGAGCGATCTTGGCCTGGCTCTCGGCGCTGGTGGCCTTGGCCAGGGCTGCGGAGATGGACCCCGCGTTCGGGGCTTTACCCAGAGCGGTTTCGGCCTCGGAGAGCCAGGTGGTGAACTTGGCTTTCGCCTCGCCAACGGCCTTGAGATCCTCGTCCACCTTCTTGATCGTGTCCTCGGTCTTCTTCTGCAAGGCCGAGATCATGGTGTTGAGCTGGCCGATTACAGCGTCGACCGAGATGCTCTGAAGCGGCGCGGTGATGAACGGTGAATCGGTGGTACCGACAGCCTGCTCAATGTGCGCGGGTGCTACCGTGGTCGCATTGGGCGGACGCCGAATATACGCGATGGGCATGTCTTTCATCATCGCGTGGTTTGTCATCGCCGGCTTTTGAGGGCTGGCGGAAGCGACACCCTGCACGTATTCCACACCATTCGCCCTCGAGCTCTTGTCGAAGCGGAGTACGACGGCGTCGATACGCGAGAGAGTCGATGAGGTGTTGGACGCCGAGTTCATGTCGTGGTCCCCTGAGTTGTCTACCCAGGTTCCTCGACACCAGGCGCGCCCAGAACGGACTCGGATCTTGGCGCCACCGACAGCGTCAACACGGAAGGCCTCACCGACCGCGTGAAAGACACCGTCGGTGATGATGCCGTTGAACAGAGCGCCGAACTGTTCCGCAGAATATGTTCGGTCGCCCGATACGGCGTTGAAGAAGCCACTTGTAACGGCCATCGTTCTCCTTAAGTTCTAGGCATGGGCTCGAGCCGGGGATAGCCGCGGTAACCCTCGCCGGCGGTCCATGAATGCGTGTATTCCAGCACGCGGCAGCGCTGGAACTTATCTTTTGTGCCCAGCATCACCCAGTCGCCAAGGTAGTAATGCCCGGTTTCACCGTAGATCCACGGGGTCTGGTTCGGCGCTTCGCCTTCGATCTGGTCAAAAAGCTTGTGCTCGTAAATATAACTAAGACCGTAAGGCGTTAGATCCTTCTGCTGCTCGTAGGTCTGATACGCGGCCTTGGTCCAGGCTACAGACGGCTGTGTAATGCCCTCGCGTCGCCCGATCCCAGATGGCGCACCGTTGTCCACTTCAAACCACACAGTGGCATTCGCGTCATCATGCGCCCCACGCAGGAAGACATACGCGATGTTTTTGTGCGACAGCAGGTCCTTCTCATACACCATGTTGATCAGCGATTTTGTCGTATCTGTGAACACTACGGGGTTAGCTGTACCCGAGGCGCCAGTCAAGTCGCGCGTGCGGTAGAAGTTGATTGCGATTTGCTCGTCCTGGTGCAGACGTGTCCGCAGACCATTCTCGTGGATAGCCGCAACGTAAACGGCGAAGTCGTGAAGTGTCTTGCCGTCGGGGGCATAGTCGATATGTCCGGTCATGTGATCGGGGGAGTCGAGCAGAAACTGGGGTATCTGTCGAGCTGCCTGGGCGTCCTTCCCGAGACTCCAGTCCCAAGCGTACTGGAACAAATCGTAGGCTGGAACACTATACGGAAATACGAGCCCCTTGAGGACGCGATTTGCCAGGATTACTTCAGCGGTACGACCAGTGAGAACAATATACGGGTCTTGCCGGGTGCCCTCGTACCGCACCTTCTCCACGTACATGGTCTCATTGGACACAGGAACACGTAGGAACTTCCCAAGGTAGTCAGCCGCCGAGGACAGCGCCTCATATACTCCACCCCAAAGTTTCAGCTCGAACTGCCCCGGGTCCTGATACCGCTCGGTCCAGATGAACGATGACCATTGCGACTTGGTGATGGCGCCTACGGGATTGAGCTTCTCGTCCAACACGCGGATAAAGTCAATGTCGCGTTGCATCACACCCCCATGAACAGCGGCGAATACATAAGGTCCACCTTACTGAACGCTGTATTCGCGTTACCGTATGTCGTAGCTATTTCGATCGGGTTTACACCCGGGTACAGCGTGGGCCACACGGACCCGAACTCCACCATGCCGGTTGCGAGGACGCGCTGGCCATTCTGACGCCACACTACGGCGTATAGGTTGTCCTCACGAGCATCGATCTCGAGTGTGTCGCCTACACCGGGCGTGTAACCCATGACGCGCTTGTAGATGTTGAAGTCCAGCTTCCAGGTCTCGCCCCGGGCGTGGTTCGTCACGGACAGGGTGCCCGGGTTATCCGCGAGAACGAATCTCATTAGCGCTCCTGTCGGAGCATCGCCCGAGTAGTCGACGGTCACGATACCCGTCTTGACCAAGTTTCCGAACATTTTGTCAGGCGGGGTGGATATCGGGAAAGTGAACGATGAAGTGGCCGCTCGGAACTCGGCACCCGCGGCGGCGTAGCCCTCAATCTGCCTGAAATATGGCCGAGGGCAAACCATACTAATCTGCACGGTCTGCTGCGGCGTAAATATACCGGGCACGAGGGTCTCCACATACCCGTCAATAGTGTACGTGCGCTTCTCGGTCCGAACATCAAGCTGGATACGCTGTTTCACCGGGAATGCGCGATACAAAAGCCGGCGTTTCTCCTGCGGATTCGCTCCGGGGAGTATGAAATCGATTGTGATGTTGCGTTGCCCCACCTGTATACCCGTGGGGAAGGACCCATCGACGTTGTACACCGACTCCATATGGAGGGAGGCCGCGGCGGGCCCGAGACCGTCGATCTGACTGATGACAATCCCGGACTCGTCCGCCCCTTCCAGATTGAACGTGTACGCGTCGGCGCCTGGGGGATATGAAACGATCCCTGTGATCATAGCCTTGCCTCTTCGAGCTGACGCAGCTGGTTGCGAGTTTGACGGTAGATCGTCATCGCGTCTAGCGTTTCTGGCGAATGGTTGTTCTGGGTAAACTCGACGTTGGTCGTGTTCGTAACGTTCTGTACAACGGGCTCACGGCTCTGCTGGCGATTCGCTGGGTTGGCCTGAGTTGCTCCCGCAGAGAGACGCATGTCAGCTGGTCCGAACAGATTGCTCAGACTCTCAGCGGATGCACGAGCTTCGTCGAGGTTCACCACGGGCGTGACCATCGGCCGCAGCTCCAGGTCCATGTCCTCGGAGTCCAGATCTTTGAAGACGTCTTCGACCGCTTCTACCAGCGCCTGTGTCACACCATCAGTTGCCCGAATGGCGTTATCGCCACCGTCTTGCACGCCGAGGCTCAGTCCCTCCATCATGTAGCCGCCAATTTGACGGAACACGCGAGAAGGCGACCTGATACCAAGCATCCTCTTGACCCCGTCGACTATGCCCTTGAAGAAGTTCGACACCATGTCGGTGAACCACTTGACGGCCGCCTTGATGCCGTTCCAGATTCCCTCGACGATGGCTTTACCGATATTGATCAGGAACTCACCGACATTTTTGACCGCGCCAGCAATAGCATCCCACAGAGCTCGGATAACGGCTCCGCCAAGGCGAGACATCGCGGCTAGGAGATTCTGATGGTTGTTGTCGATCGCGTCGGCCATCCCGTTGCAGAGGTCGATCATGGCCTTCATGCCAGCGTCGACAATCTTCGGAATACCTTCCCCGATGCCCCGAACGAACTCGGCGATGATCTCAGCCGTTGTGACCGTGATCTCCCGGATGTTGTCGCGAATACCGCGCAGGAGAGCCATGATCAGCTTGATGCCGGCGTCAACAATCTTCGGCGCGCAATCGGCAAGAACCTGACAGGCCGCCGTGACCAACGCAATCAGGAGCTCGGCCACTTTGGGCGTGGCATCGATGAGCACCTGAAGAATCGACACGACGATCGCCGAGAAGCCCTCGGAGATCGGACCGGTGTTCTCGGCCAGGACCTGGAGAAACGCTATGAACGCCTCTGCCAGCTTTTGTGCCATGAACGGTAGTGTCGAGATCAGCGATAGGACTGCCGATGTCAACACCTGTATGCCGGCTCCACCTGCTGCGCCCAGGGTTGCCAGACCTACGCCGAGCGCCAGCACTCCAAGACCAAACACCGCTACGGCAGCGGCGAAGGTCAGAAGCGCCAGAGCAAGGGCTTGCATCGGGGCGATAGCTTTGCTTATCAGAAGCGAAGCGCCGGCCAGTGCTACTAGCGCGACAACAATTGCGCCGACGCCTACCGCGACAACGCCTAGACCCGCAGCTCCGAGCAACAGAATAGACGGAACAAGCATCCCGATGGCGACCGACATCAGAATCAGCGACGCAGCAGCCCGAGGACTGGTCTTGAACTTGCTGATCAGGATCATCGCCCCGGCCATGGCCGCGATAGCCACAACCAGAGCTGTTAGCCCCTGCGCAAGCTTCCAGACATCCATCTCGCCGAGCCGCTGAACTACCCCTGCCACAAACGACAGAGCCAAGCCGAGGGCGAGCAAACCCGCGCCGCCGGGCAGAGCGTCTTCATCCAGCCTCTTCAGAGCAAAGACGACCGTGAAGAGAATCATGGCCAGCGCTTTGAAGCCCTGCTCAAGGACCTCAATCTTCATGGTGCCGAAGCGCTCGACAACTCCGGCCAAGCGCTCCATGGAGACGGCCATACCGATGAGGCCGACGCCGCTGGAGCCGCTGAAGTTGCTGCCCTTGGTGAGCTTCATGAAGCCGCCCATAGCGGCAAGAATCGCCGAGATGGCTACAACGCCTTGGGCGGCCTGCTTAAGCGGGAGTTTACCGACCTTCTCGATTGCGAAGGCCAGAATCAGCATCGCCCCGGCCATGGCCAAAAGTTGTCCCGAAGACTCCTTCTTGAAGCCGTCGAAGTTGGCGGAATCCATGAACAACACAAGGCCGCCAAGCACGATAGCAAACGCTGCTAGGCCTTTGGCGAGGTCCTGCCAGCGAAGAGTGCCCATCATTTTGACGGCTTGCGCCACAACGAGAAGTGCAACGCCGAGCGCAATCAAACCGAGGGCGGTCTTGCCCAGCTTTTCGTTCGCGGGCATCTTGTCCACGGCGAGTATGAGCCCAACCGTAGCTGAACGTATAGCAAACAGGCCCTTGGCTAGATTCCAGGGGTCCATGTTGCCCAGTTTCTCGACCGACCGGGCTAGGAGCCCGACAGCTACGCCCAGAAGGACGAGACCGCCGGCGAGCTTAATAAACTCTGCGCCACCGAGACCCTCCATCTTGGACATGACCCACAGCATACCAGCGATCTCGCCAAGCAAGACAGAGAGCGCCCCGAGGCCGATGGTGAGTTTGAGCGGGTCGACACGCGACAAGCCCCAGACGGCCAGAGCAAGAACACCGACGGCAAGCGCAATGGAGAGTAGCGCCTTGGCCTTGACCGCCCCAGTGAGTGCTTTCAGATGGTCACGAACTGCGTCGATGACTTTGCCGAATTTCTCAACGGCATCGTTCATCGACTTCAGGTTCTTCTTGACCTTTTTGGCGATTCCGGCGAGCCGCTGCACAAGGACGAAGAGCCCCGCGCCAATACCAGCACCAAGCGTGAGGTTGGTTCCGGCAAGCAGCTGGTTATACTGCTCACCACCGGTGTCAACGCCTTGCTTGACCTGGGCGGTTTTGAACTTCTTGTACTCTCGCGTGGCGTCTTCCCACGCCTGCTTCACGCGGCGAGAGAACTCCTCCGCGGCGCGTGCGACGGTTTCGAACCACTTCTTGAGGGTTTCGAAGCCCGCCATGCCGCCGGCGGCGGTTACCGCTCCGATTTTTCCGAGCTCGGCGTTAGTCGCATCTGCCGCGTCCTTGGCCCGGGGGACCAAATACGCTTTCAGCTCTTCGAGCTTGGCTTGAGTGAGCTTGACAAATTCACCAAGCCCCCGCCACGCGTCAGTTCCGAACTTGCTTATGGCCTGGCCCGCCTGAATGAAATACGGCGTAGCGACTTCGACGAGCCAATGGACCCAATCGCCGAACTTCTGGACCTGCTTGAGGAAGAAATCCGATTCTTTGGCGGAGTTGTGGAGGTTCGTGACCCAGTCCGCAAGGCCGGCGATGAACTCAAGAATTGTTCCGTTGCCCCGGGGGAGCAAGGCAAACAGCTCATTGAAGAGCGCGCCAAAACCCTTGGCAACGGCGACGACCGCCTGGGTAACCAGGCCGAAGACCGAGAACAAGCCCTGAAATATGCGCTTCAGTTTCTGAGCATTGGGCTCAGACAGAATGAGCCCCTGTGTGAGGCGTTCCAGTCCATGGGATATAGCCGCGAGCGTCGTGCCCATGGCCGGTGGGAACACAGCGTGCCAAGCGTCTCGTATCGGGCCCAGGATACGCCCGATGCCGACCAGCACATTCTTCAGCGCATTGACTACCGCGGTTCGGCCACCCAAGTCTTTCCACTGCTGCCACATTTGGTTACGAGCATCAGCAGACTCGCCGATGACCTTGCCCAGTGTGTCAGAGAGCCATGTGAACAGCTCCTTGGCTTCTTCAAAGTCGCCAAATATGATGCGCCAGGTCTGCGCCCAACCAGTCCCCTGCGCTTCGGCCAGGGTCTCCATGAGCTGAGTTGCGGTCTTAACCTCGGTGGCGGCTTTGAATGCGGTCTGGCCGAGCTTCTCGTAGTATGTTGCCTGTTCTTCGGTGTAGCCCTTGGCAAGGAGGTCGGCCTTGGTCAGCGAGCCAGTCATGACCTCGAGGGCTTGGGTGAAGACGTCGGCCGTCAGCCAGCCACCCTTGAGCGATTCGCGGAACGTCTTGTTCTTGAACATCGACTTCGACTTCTTGTCGAGTTTGTCGATGACGCCCATAGCTTGTGCAGTATCCTTAGCCAGTTCCTGGAACTGCTTACCGCCCATCCCGGCCTGCTCTAGGGAAATCCAGTCCTGTAGAGCAACGCGGCCCGAAGCCATGGCCTGCGACATCTGATACATCGCTGCCGAGGCCTTCTGGCTGTTGGTGCCGGTTAGAGCGGCCAGGTTGGACAGACCCTTGATCGACTTCACCGCAGGTTCGAGTTTCACACCAGCAGCTGTGAACGTGCCGATGTTCCGAGTCATCTCGGTGAAGTTGTAGATCGTCTTGTCTGCGTAATCGTTCAGCTGGTCAAGGTACTTGTTGACGATGCTGACATTTGTGCCCTCTTTGATCGTGTTCGCGAGGATGGTCTGGACCGCGTTAATCTGGGTCTCGTACTCGCGGAATCCGTCGGTGGGGGCATTGAACACGAGGTTCTTCGTCCACTGGAGAGCCGAGTCGACCACCTTGGACGTGATGTTTGCCAAGGCGGTGATCGCCGCAACCTCAAAAGCCTTGAAGCCCGTGCGGGCTTTCTCCACTCCTTCAAGAAGTGGTTCCATTTTGACGTTTTTGGCGGCGTCGGAGACCGCCCCCAGCGAGGCCGTCGCCTTGTCAAAGTTCAGAGCATTATTAAAGTTCTTCAGCGATGCCTGGGTTTGCTTGATACCCTGCTCAAACTGCTTGTTGTCGAACTTCATTGAGACTATACGTTCGTCCAGTTTGCTCATGGGGCGTTAGTCACCACCTTCCACACGTCGTCGGCTATCTTGTCCATGATTGGCTGGATCGCCCTCGGTATGTACGTCCGTCCACGAACCCAGCCGCCTGTGCCTGTAGCGTGGCCGTACTCGAGAATGATAGCGATTGGAACGCCTTTTTGGCGATTGCTGTTCGTCCAGGAAATACCCCAAACGCCGTCTTTCTGCTCTACCTTGTACCCCCAGGCTGCGGCGGTTGCGCCAGACTGCTTGGGGGTAGCGGCGGCCAAAGCCTGGACTCCGGCTTGGCCGAAGGCCTCCAGCCGCGAGCGAACATCGGGCTTCAGGATCTTCGCCAGAAACTGTTGCGTTCTTGAGAAATCCCCGCTATGACTTACGCTGAGCACGGAGTCGCTCCTCAGTTTCAGCACGGCGTTTTTCGTTAACGCTGCGGTACCGATTTAGTGTCTCCATTCGGGATTCTTTTTGCTTCTTCGGATTCTGCTGGATGCCACACACACGTATCAACGTCGTCAGCCGGTTGAGATTCCAATGCTGGCACTCGAACGGTATACGATAGGCAACCATCCAGCCATAGATCTCCTCGGACGTGATCGCTTTGGGCGAAGACGACTCACCGCCTCGGAACGTAGTAGCGGTATGCGGGTCGTCAATGTATTCGGTGATAGACTGGAGCTGTTCCGAAGTCAAACGCTGGAGCGTTTCATCGGGCAGAAACCCGCCCGCCATGCAGCGGAGGTAGTCTTTCACCATCTCGGGTGTGCGCTTTTCCAGAGTTAGAAAAGGCAGCTTCCATTTTGACTCCCAGTCAGCTAGTGCCGCCAACGAATGCTCAAGCCGCAATACTGTAGGCTCGGTTGTTTGAAACTCGCCGGTGGCTTCGTCGTAATGGTCTCCGCCTGGCACCACAAGCTCAAGCATTCGTTAACGGTCCTCTCTTACTGGACGAGCGCCTTGATCTCGTCAGGGGTGAGCAGCTTCGGCGCAACGCCGTCAGTGCCGCCCTGAGACGTCGGGTCCTTGCCGTAGAGGGCTTCCCTCACCTTCTTCATCTTCTCCTCGCCGACGCGGCTGGAGCGGATGATGAGGTGTGCCGTCGGGGCATGGCCTGCAACGTTCGTCTGCTCAGTCGCGAACTCCCACGAGAGAGTGGTGGGCTCGGGAGACTCATTCAGGGTCTCGTTGTCGGCGGAGCTCGGCGCGGCCTTGCAGCCGTACGCGATGTGAATCTCCTCGCCGAAGTCGAAGCCCTTGACGTCGTTGCCCACCTTGGTCCGCCAACAGAGGGCGAACTTGCGCCGGGTCTGCTGGGTAATGGCAATGCCGGGGGCGAGCTCGGATTCACCGTCACAGACGTCGAACTCGGGCGGCGACTGGAACGCCTCAATGGTACCCTTGAACTTCTCAGGAGAAGTAACAACGGCGTAGACTCGGTTGTCTGCGTACTTCTCGGTTGCCTCGGCGCCCTCGGGCGACTGGCTGACCTTGGTGAGGCCGTTCCAGGCGACACCCTCGCCGTAAGCGCCCTGATCGTTCATCACGAACAGAACACCACGGTCGGCGCCGCCCTTGTAGAAGCGCTCGCCGTCCTTGTCCCAAACCAGCGCAGCTTTGGCCACAGTGGCTCCTTTCGTTAGTCGCTGTATACGTACAGTACGTCATGGTAGACGTTGTTCACAGCGTAATGTCGGTTATACGTGGCCCACGGTAGCGACAAGACGTGGTCAGTCGCGCCAAAATCGGGGTCGGTGTAGAGAACCACGACCTGGTATCGATCAAACGACTTGTACACGCTGTCGTCAGCCCGCAAAAGCTCACGGTCAGTCTTGCTATAGATGATACACGGGTACTCGAGCTTCACGGAAGGGGGCGGTTGGTAATAGACCCGCTTGGACCCCAGAGCGAGCTCGAGCTGCTTATGGAGCTTCTGGCGCTGGCCCATTGTATACCTTTCCCACTGTGAGTACGAGGCGGGGGCGACGAGCCTCGATGTAGTTGACACGCCAACGCGCGCCGCCCCACACCACGTACCGGATGTTGACAAAGTTCTTGAACGCGTACGCGTCCATCACGATGGAGAACTCATGCGACATAACCAGATCATCGTTCAAGTTCTCTGTCGTTTCCCAGCGGCGGGCAACGCGGTTCACATCGCCTCGGGCTTTACGCTCGACGATCTTCTCAGCAAAGACCCCGTCGCCTTTGTCAACGTACTCGGCGTACCCTACGTTACCAATGAATCGTGCCATTTTGACATCAGGCGCGCTTACGCTCCAGGACGACGGCCGACTTCGGCGTAGTGAGAGCGCCCGACATGAAGAGCTCGTACAGGTACTTCATCTGGTTGAAATCGATGTCGAAGAAGTCGAAGTAGGAGATCTCGCCGCCAGAGTCGTTGCCAACCGTGTAGTCGCCGAGATTGACAGCGATACCGATGAGGTCGACTTCAGCGGCTCCGACCGTGCGCTTAGCACCATCGAAGAGCGGGACCTCGACGATTCGCCCGACACGCATACGACGAGCGAGGACATCGTCCGTCGGGAACATGTAGGCACCGTTCTTGTCCTTGATGAGCTGGAGGTCGACCATCGTCTCGGGAGAGACGAACAGAGTCGGCGAACCCTTACCACGGTAGTCGGTCATAGCGCGGGTAACACTCTCGACCAGGTCGATGCCCTCAACGGACTTCTCCAGGGTCTTGTGGATGGAGTATAGCTCGTCGTCGGTCCAGATCGGGCGGAGCTTCTCGGGGTCGATCTTGTCCGCGTGGCTGGGGGCTCGGCCGTCGCCGATCAGAATTGCGCGGGCGAATTCCTCGTCCAGCATAATGCGCATTTCCTGCTTGACGAAGTCGATCACGCGGAGGTTGGTGGCCTCGATGATGTCCTGGCGGTCGAACTTCTGCTTCTTGTAGATCCAGGTCGGGTAGGTCTCCCGCTTCAGGAGCTTGAAGACTTCCTCGACCTTCTTTGCACCCTTGGTGTAACCCTTCGCCCTAGCCTCATCAGCTGTGATATCAGCGTGCAGGCTCTTGACCCGGCCATGCGGGAAGCGTCGGACGCCGCCAAGAACGTCGCTCACCCATTCCGTGCGGCGCTTGATGAAGTCCGGCTTGTCGGAGACAGCCGTGGCCTCGGGGAAGAGGTACTCGATCTTATCGATGCCGTACTGTGCGGCGTGCTGAAGAACGGTCGTGCTGAACTTGCCGCCGTTCTCGAGGGCCGCCTTGCACATGGCGTTGATCTGCTCGCCAGTCATGGTGTGCTTCAGCTCATTGGAGGGGGCGTTCCCCTGGAAGACGTTGTGAGTCAACTCAGTGTCCTTCGTATCAGAGTGTTTGATGTCTTCGGCGGGCGAGTCACTGTGCTCGGCATCCGCTGCGGGCGGTGCGTCGTCGCCCTCTTCATCGTCGAGCTTACCCTCCGCAGCCTGCTCCACGAGCCAGGCCACGACGTTCTTCTGCTCGTCGTTCATGGTGTCGAGGATGTCGGCAACCGTCTTTTCGCCGCCGGTGTCCTCTGCTTCAGTCTCATCAGCATGCTGAATCTGCGCGCCAAACGTCATAAGTGCCTCTCCTTCCAGTTCTTCACTCATACCGTCGGAGTGAGTGAGATACACCTCATCGATGCGCGCCTCGGGGTTCGCGCCGACCAGCACGAGAGAGACCTCAACGAGCTCTCCATGCATAACTGTGGCACCCTGCTGTTTCAGGTCCTTGGCATAAATCGACAGGGAGTTCAGATCCCCATGCTTCACCAGTTCTCGCGCCGTGTCGGCAGCGGGGGTGTTGTTGAACGCGCAGAGAGCATACACGCCGTCATCGCGGTGCTGGAGCTGGGCGCGGCCGAGGATGTTCTCCATGGCTTTGCCTCGATGCTCCCACACCAGAGGAAGCGTCGCGCCGTCCTGATGCTTGAACGCGCCGGGCGCAATAGTTCGGCCATCCGAGCACAGCACATTAGCCCGGGTGGCGTATCCAGAAAAGTCTGGTTTCATTTTGACCTTTCGTTACGGGACGTCCACAGGGGGCGTCGTGTCTTCGACCGGTAGGTTCGGATTTCGCAGCTTGTCTGCGTCCGGGTCGGGCGCGGGAGGCAGGCCAAGAACCGGCCTGAACTCGTTGGCCGTGACAATCTGGTTACGAATCAGTTTGTCTGCAAGTTCGGCCAGTTCCGAGACAGGAACGAGTGCAAACGGATCGCTAAACGTCGCCAAGTCGTGCCCCAAACCCCGAGCGGTCTTCGTGAGGAACTTTCGCCGGAGCTCTTCAACGACTGCCTCAACGAGCGGCTTGATTGTACGCTGGCGGTAGTTCATCATCGCAGTCTCGTCCGCCGTGCCCGCAAGAACCTCTTCTGTCACACCGAGCTCCGCGTGGAGCCGCTTGGTGAGATACTCGATCTGGGTGAGCAGCGTGTTCTCAACTGGTCGGTTGAGCTGAGTGATCTTCTCTGTGGCATCGGCGTATGCGATACCGTACTTGGACCCGGTGAGCTGCTCAGTGATCTCAGACAGGCGCTGTTTAGCCTGCGCCTTTCGAGCATCGGTCCGAACCACGTACGGAAGCTGGAAGATGAGATCGAGCTTGTTCGCCGCAGCGGCCTCATCTGCACTGTCGAGCAACGCGAGTTTACGCGAGAGCCGCTGGAAGGTGGAGTTCGGTGCGTTGAGGATAGCGTAGAGCGGCGACTCTACAATACCGACCAGCCTCTTCGGGAGATCAATCTCATCAAGCTCGCCTTTTTCGGGATTGAAGAGTTTCACCCGAACATACTCGGGGAACCACTCGATTACCTCGCCGACTCGGATCGTTTTGATGTCATATGAATCCGATTTTGACGGATCCAGGCTTGTGTCCACCGGCACGATCGCACAGACACCCTTGTTCAAGAGCGTCTGGAAGATGTCCATCCGAAGCGCCTGAGCGCTCTGGTCCAGGTTGCCCTCGACGTTCAAACAGTTGTGCAAGCCGTCGGCGACAACCTCATCAACCTGCCCTTTTGCATTCCTCTTGACATGGCGAATGCGCACGTCGGCACAATCCATGGCGATTCGTGTCTTGACTGCTGCCAGAACGCTCAGCTCGGAGCTGATGTACGTGTGCGGGATTTGTGTTCGACCATACCGCCCGAACGAGCGGGGGTCTTCAATACGCGGCCGTCGGAAGGCGTTCCACGCATGGCGAAGTCGTTCGCCAAAAGACGCCATTGCGCCTCCTTTTCTACTCGAATGCATCGCGGTGTAGCTTGAATGCGACAAACGCATCCATCAGCGCTGCTACCGCGTCGACTTTGTCTTCAGCCCGTTTCTTCATCAACTTGCGATTGCCGTTGGTGTCCTCCATGGTGATCGCGTTGCCGAGACAGAAGGACATCAGCGCCTCATCGAAGAGCAGCTGGCGCCGCGAAGCAAAAGTCTTGAGCTCGCCTAGCGGCACAGACTCAGTGCGGGCTCCCTGCGGGACCTTCTCGATCCCGTACGGGCCGTTCTCTGTCTCCCAACGACCTATGAACTCTTTCGCATTGTACGGGTCGTAGCCCACCGCACGAACGTCGTACGAATTCTCTTCAATGAAACGCTCGAGATCGTCATATACCGCTCGATCGACCTCCAGCATCGTGCCGGGGAGCACCACGAGAGAGCCCTCATCCAGAAACTCTTGGTACTTGAGTCTGAGCGCGGCGTGAAGCTTGTCAAGGGTTATCTCCGTTATGTATGAGCGTGTTTTAACACCGAAACCGCCTCCGGGTAGCGGGAAAAGGAACGTGAATGAACAGAAGTCATCGCCCCGCGATAGATCCGCCCCCATCGCGCACGGCATCTTCCAGAAGTTCTTCGGCGAATGCGGCTGGACCTCCTCGTATGTGAAGAAGTAAGTGAACCCCTCGAGGGGCAGCCCAAACCGCTTGGCCAAAATATCGTTTCGGGCGGACGGAACCTGCTCAGCGCGCTCAACGTCTCGCTGATAGGCGTCATACGAAACAGTGATGCCGATGTTCGGCTGCGCCTTGACCCACATGCGGGGGTCAGCAACCTCTTCGACGTTGTCCAGCTTGTAATGCCAAATTGAGACATGCGGAGCCGTCATCTCGCCGCGGAGAATCTTGGCCAACTCCAACTTCTGTGCATCGCCGGCGCCGTTTCGCACCGTGCCCTCGGACGAGATCGCTATGATGCTGTACTCTTCGTGCTTCGACGCGCCTTGTTCAAGGGCGCCGATCACGTTCTCACGAACGTCACCAGAGAGCCATTCGTCAACTGTATTGTATTTTGACCTAAGACTCTGGAGACGGTCGATCGACATCGGACGAATCTCAATCAGAGAGTTCGTCAAGAAGTTCTGCACGCCCATCTTGGTCGGGGCGAGCTTCTGGCGCTGAGCGGGATCGCCTGAGGTGTTCTTGTTCGACCCGTGCGTCAACATCTTGAACAGCGGGCCTCTGGCGCGTGTGACGGCAGTGCGAATCGGCGACAAAACCTCATCGGCTTGGCGCATGGTCGGCGCAGTCACGATCTGATGAGTCGTGCTCGTGTCGACGTTGAGCCAGTAGGCCTGCCAGGTAGAGGCGTACATCGACTTGGCGCCGCCTCGGGCGACAATGATGTACTGCTTCTTGGTCAGTCGCACCTTCTTGCGCCGACGCTCGTAGTGCCCACCAGGACCATCAGGGTTCGAGACGAAGACCGTGCGCTCTGTGAAGTAATACCAGCCCCACAACTGCTCGGCCCACAGCTTGAAAGTGTCGAGCAGGTGTAGATCTGCACCGTCAGTAGTCGTAAGCTCTGCCTCGCAGTACTTGACGTAGCCGTCGATTGCCGAGTCGTCGAAGTACATGTTTGGGTCGGCGATAAGGGCGTCGATTCGGTTCATCTCCTGCGAAATCTCTTCGCATACGGGTATCTCCCCTCGGATCACCTTCTCGCGGAACTGCCCGTAGTAGTACGGCGTCGCCGTGTTTGACAACGCCATGACCTACCTCTTACGTGGCTTCACAATCCGGCCGTTTTCGTCGATGACACTTCCGCGCTCGAACATATAGTCGCCGTACTGGTCATAGATCTTCTTGTTCGTGTCGCGAGTTGTGGCCGTCGGGCCGTCCCATGTCCGTTTGAACTCGGATGCCATGTTGTTCCAGCGGCGACGGAACCAGCCATTGCCGTAGCTCTTGGCGCTGCTACCTCCGCCGCTGGAAGGTTTTGGGGATTTTGGCGCTACCGGCAGATTTGGCGTTGCGGCGGGCGGAGAACCAGAAGGCTTCGACTTGGTCGCGCCACCCCCTCCGCTCTTGCTTGCCCGAGCCTGCGTCATGGCCATATCGATATACTGGCGAGCTGTCTTCGAAATAAGACCAGCCGCAACGCCGGCCGCCTCAGCACTCAGCTTGTCACCGATGCGTGACATGAACTTCTGAAAGCCGGTGCGCGTAAGCTTTGCGTACTCGGCATCCATTTTGATGCGCTCAATGGTGGCTTTGAGCTGCTTGTCCGAGATGGCCGCTGTCTGTTTTCCACGGATCAAACCGGATGTGGGCGACTCTTTTGGCTTAGCGCCATTCTTGTCAACGACCAGCTCGACTTTAGGCTTCTGGGGCTTGTAGAGTGTGTCAACCATACCCACATTCGGGTTGGCTTTGCGCCGCGCAAGACGCCCCAGAATACCGCTTCCGGACGACCGGCGTTCCTTACGCACGCCCCACTTCATGCCCTTGACGCCGTGGTGGGCTAGGGTAGTGGTTTCCACTGGTCCACACCTCCTTTGTAGCGACTATAATGTACTGTGATCCGCCAGGACAACTCGTCAAGCTGATGCTGTAGGGCTGACACCAAAAATGCATTTTGTGGCGGGTCAAACAACTGCCGTACCTTGAGATAGATGAATGGCTTTATCTCTGGCGGGTTTGCGGGCCCAAGCAACTGAGGCCAGGTGACTGCCTGATCCTCAACGGTCCCTCTAGTCGGTGCGCCTAGCATCTCAAGGGTGCTTAGCGCAGAGTTGATATAGATCTTAAGCTCTTCATCGAAGTCGTAGTTATTCCACTCAATGCCGAGCATTGCCTTGACATCGGCCAAAACGCTCATGTAGCCTTCTTCCCCCAGAGGACGGTGTCCCCCGGTAGACGCGCGACGAGCGGCTTTGGCAGTAGCCCATCGTCTCCGTAATGTATTGCCTGGTGCGTTCGCATACTCACGCTGATCAGATACTTCGGATCGAGGACTGCGGCGTTACCGTGCTTGAGGTCCAGCGGCTGCATCGGATTCATGTGATGAATATAGATACGACCGTTGATCGAGTAGTCAGGATGCCCCATGTCGAAGCCGTTGTCGCGCAGTATCACCTCATTGCGGATGTCTTTCCACTCGCGCGACCGATAGAAGCGCTGGTTAAGCCATCGATCGCCGCCGAATGTTCTCTCGCCAACACCTTGGTTGATCCTGAGGTATTTGTAGCGATCGAAGTAATCGTCAAGCGCCAAGAGCTCGTCATACGTCCGCATCTTCGCCTCGATACGCTTTCATTGCCTCGAGGGCCTCTGCATAGAGCTCTTCGACGCGCTGTCCGGACTCCAAAGCGGCAACTCGGGCCTTGAGCAGCTCGTTTTCGTTCGCCAGGCGGACACGTTCAAGCTCTTCGCGAGCGGGATCCAGCTTTAGACACTGCGCAATGAGCTGATTCGATGCTGTACCATCCGCGATGCGCTCCTCAGCGAGGCTATACGCCATCGATTTGAGTTGGTTGGTGCGGGCGGCTGGAGTTCTGGCCGGTGGTCGGCGACGTTTGGGGGGTGTTGGGTCTTGTTTGGTCGCCATCGGCCTCCGTTCGATTCAGTTTTGGTCAAGAGGGTCTCCAGATTTTGCCCCTTCGGGGTAATTTCGGAGAGCGCGCGATGCAGGGTGGGGGGTTCTT